ATTAAATTATAATCCTGATTTGCCTATTCATTTAACCTTTGACTTCAATGTCAACCCTTATATGACTTGTTGTGTTTGGCAGATGATAAATAAAAAGTGTTATCAAATTGCTGAGATATGCACCAAGTCACCGAATAATACTACTAAGGGAGTGTGTAATGAAATTAAACGTAAATATCAAGGGCATATGTCAGGATGTTTTATCTACGGTGACCCAGCAGGTAAGCACGAGGATACTCGAACTGAAAAAGGGTCTAATGACTACACTATCATTCGCAATGAATTGTCAGTATTTAAACCTCAATTAAGGATAGATACCAAATCACCATCGGTAGTGATGAGAGCAAATTTTATCAACACGATATTTGCAAATGGGTTTGATGGCATTGAACTTTACATTGACAATAAATGCGAAAACACATTGAACGATTATTTATATTTAAAAGAAGATTCGGACGGAAAAAAGAAAAAAGAAAAAGCCAAAGACTCTTCGACAGGTATATCGTTTGAAAAGTTTGGACACACATCTGATGCCAATGATTACTTTATATGCACGGCTTTCGCTAACGAGTATACCAAGTATCAACGTGGGGATATTGGTCAAGCCATTACTATCGGCAAGGTGCATAGTAAAAATAGCTACTAATGAACATACAAAATCCAAAGGAAGAGATAATAGGCATATTGATTATGATGGTAGTAGTATTCTGTTATTTCGTATACATATTCTCCATACTTTTTTAAGTGCGTTACTTTTCGTATATTTGCATCAAACTTTGCCAATGAGTTACCTAATCTTACAAGACTACAAGAAACTGATTCAATCAGATAACCTATCTCAGATAATAGGTGCTGATTATTCTTTAGTAACTCAGATGCAACTCGCAGCACAAGCAGAAGTAGTCAGCTACTTACGGCAGAAGTATCTAACATCGGCAGAGTTTACCGACACATCAATCTACGACTACAACTTAACATATTACGGCAAGAATAGAGTGTATTTTGATGCACCTGCATTCAGCACCACATCAACCTATGCACTTCATTCGCAGACGTTATACTTAGGCAATGTTTACAAGAACACCATAGCCATAACTGTTGCAGGCGCTTGGAATCCTGCTAAATGGCAGTTACTTGGCGCACAATACGACATCTATTATATCGGTCTTGATAGTCCTGAATGGGATTATTACGCAACTTATCAAGTAGGTGACGATGTATGGTATGCTGATAAGACATATACTTGTGTTGTCGCTAATCTATCGGTTCAACCAAATGAACATCCTGAGTTTTGGGGTACAGGTACAACATATTTAAGGACAGGTAGTTCGTTAGTATCAGGGGATGCTGCTTGGATTAAAGCCGACAACCGAAATCAACAAATGGTTAATATGATGATAGATGTAACATTATTCCATCTTCATTCACGCATTGCACCACGAAACATTCCAGACCTTAGAGTTAAGCGTTATGATGATGTGATTGCTTGGTTGAAGAATTGCAGTAAAGGTACTGACATCACCGCAGACTTACCATTGATACAACCGAAGTCAGGTCAACGAATACGATATGGTTCACGATTGGTTAAACAAAACAACAACTACTAATGGGTATAATCAGCAACATCAAGAACGTACTATCACCAACACCTAAGATAGTTCAATCGGCTAAGACACCGATAGTACCTATTCAGTTACTTCGTATCCGTCAAGATGTAACAACAAGAGCAGCAGCTATCAACGAGGCAGAACGAGCCTATTATCCATTTCGTGTGAAGATGCAACAAATGTATGTTAACACAAGAGAGAACGGATTCATCAAGGCGTGTGTTGAACGTAGAAAGGATTTAACACTTCTTCGTAAATGGGAGTTTAGAACCGAATCAGGCGAGATAGACCAACAACTAACCGACTTACTTTGCCATACTATAAACGGCAAGACTCAACTCAAGACTTGGTTCACTACTTACTTATCCATTTGTATGGACGCTTTGTTCTTCGGTTATTCAGTTGTTCACTTGGATGATATTATTGATGGTGAATTTCCATATATCAACACCATCAAGCGTGAGAACGTATCACCTGACCGCATCACTATCGGCTCGTTTGCTTATATGACGAGTGGATGTAAGATACAAGAGGAGGAAGAGTTTAAGAATTGGTATGTGTTTGTTGGTACACCTAACGAAACAGGCGCATCACGTTGCGGATATGGATTGTTTTGGGAACTATCTATCTACGAAATATTTATGCGCAACCTACTTGGGTTTAACGGTGATTTCGTTGAGTTGTTCTCGCAACCATTTAGAGTTGGTAAGACTAATAAGACTAACGAAGCCGAGAGACAAGAGTTCGCCAATACGTTAGCGCAGATGGGTTCATCAGGTTGGGCGGTATTAGATGACATTGGTGATAGTATCGAGTTCATAGAGACATCACTTGGTGGAAGTGGATATAAGGGTTATGATAACTTTGAGGCAAGACTTGAAGCTAAAGTATCGCAGATAATACTTGGTCACGCTGATGCTATCAAATCAATCGCAGGTAAGTTAGGGAATAGTGGTGAAGAATCACCTGCACAACAAGCACTCAAAGATAAGCAAACCAAAGACGCATCGTTTGTTTTACCATTAGTAAACAAGCAACTATTCGACCGCTTACGAGCATTAGGTTTCAACATAGCTGAAGGTTCAGTAGCGTGTATGATGAATGATAGTGAAGAGGTTGATAACGCTAATACTATCGCAGACTTAAGTGTTAAGATTAAGCAAGGTGGATTGCAGATGGATGGGAAATACTTCACCGAGAAGACTGGCATACCATTGGCAGAGATAGTTGTACCGACACCGAATGCACCTACGTTTCCTGCAAAGATTCAGAATAAGTTAAACCAAATGTATTCTAAACACAGCCATTAATGGAGTATAGTAATAGTCAAATAGAGAAGTTAATCAAGGGCATTGAGGACGGTAGTATTACCGAACTTGATTTGCCTTTAGATTACTATCAAGCATTAACTAAGTACTTAGAGAAGGCGGTATTAGAAGGATTTGGTGTAGGATTTGAAGCTATTGCTACCGACCCATTCTTGCAAGAGTTAGTTACGAATGTTTATATGTTTGGTGCGGCTAAGACATATAATGGTGTTAAAGCTATGAGTGCTGATTTAGTGGATGAAAACGGCAAGGTAAGAACTTACAAAGAGTTTTATGATAAAGCAAGAGAGACTTATGATACTTATAATCTAAGGTACTTACCAACCGAATACAACACCGCAATAGCACAAGCAGATAGCGCATCGAAGTGGCAACGAATAGAGCAAGAGAAAGATGTGTTACCAATACTTGAGTATTCAGCCATTGGTGATGCTTGTGATATATGTCAACCATTAGATGGAATGACCGCACCTGTTGATGACCCAATATGGGATAGCGTTGCACCTACCAACCACTTCAACTGCAAGTGTATAGTCTTGCAACACGATGAGAACAAATCACTAACCGAATCACCTGAAGATATTGTTGGTCCTGTGGTCGAACAGATGAGTGCGAAAGGACAAGATATATTTATCAACAACGTAGGTAAGACGGGTGAAATATTCACCGCAGACCATCCCTACTTCGATGCACCTGCGGAACTTGGGCAAGATAACTTTGGATTACCTTTACCTAACTTTGAAGAAGAATAAATGAGTACAATAATACACAAAGGCTACAAAGCCAATATGACCATTGATATGATACAAGCGTGTCTTGACTTTTGGAAGGTGCGTAACCGACCTGTCGAAGAGATAATGCTTAGAGCAGATAAGTGGGCAGAGTTTAAAAGAGGGATGCTTGAACGCAAACCTGAATGGGAAGCTGACCTTGAACACTTTAACGAAGTATCGTTTAAGAACGTAACTATCAAGAAAGGTAGTGAATTTATGGACAAAGCATTGATGGAAAAGCTACGAGTATTAGTTTACGATGATGAACATATTGAGATGGTAAAACAACAACAACAAGACACCGACTTAGGATAATGGGGATAATGCACCGATTCAACTTACAGCAAGTAAAAGCAAACTTAGAAAGAACTAAGCGTGAGTTACCTATGAAGTTATCTGCACAAGCAGAGAATCATTTTGCCGAATCGTTTACCAAAGGTGGACTTGACGAGTATAAGTGGAAGGAAGTAAATCGTAGAATAGATGGTACTAAGGAATACAAGTACAAGCCAAAAGGGATAAGTCTATCGGCTAACCGAAGCAACCCTATCTTAGTCGGTACAGGTACACTTAGACGCAAGGTAGCAAGGTCAGCAGTTGAACGTACATTCCAACGCATACGATTGCAAGTAGACTTACCATACGCATCGATTCACAACGAGGGCGGTCAAGCAGGTCGCAATCACGCATCGACTATTCCTGCAAGACCATTTATGAAACAAACATCAACATTAACAAGTATGCAAACGGAATTGATTCGTGAGTATATGGACAAAATTTGGAACACTTAACACAACAACAATGGCAAGAACAGTTCAGCAGTGCAATGATTATTTAGTAACGCAGTTAGTAACGCAACTCGGTAGTATCGGCATAACTATCAATCCAAATACTTGGTCAGCAAGGAATCTATTAAGGGCGATATGCTATACGTTTGCGGTTGCTCAATCACTTGCCGAGCAGTTGCAAGACATCCAAATCGCAAAGATGCAAGACATCTTAGAGAAGTCAGCGTCAGGGAGTGCAAAGTGGATACAAGATGCCGTGTTTAGATTCCAATACTCATCCGCAACACCTCAATACTTGACAAACGTGGGTGGTGTTGTTCAATACCCAATCATCAACGAATCATTGCGTATCGTAACGGCTTGTTCAGTTGGTACTAACTTCGCTAATCAAGTATTAGTCAAGGTGGCTAAAGGTTCACCACTTGTTTCATTGACATCACCCGAAGTGACCGCATTACAAAGCTATGTCTTACTTAAAGGAACGGCAGGTATATCATACGTTGTATCATCAGCAGCATCAGATAAGATTCGTATTGAAGGAAGTATTTACTATCAAGGTATCTATGCTTCAGTTATCAATACCAATGTCATCAATACTTTGAACACATATCTTGCAAACTTATCCAAGACAAACTTCGGTGGTGATATTAAAGTATCAGATTTGGAGACACTTATCCGTCAAATAGAAGGAGTGAATGATGTTGTATTTGAAAGAGTATCGTGCCGATTGGATGGTGCAGCAGTACTCGCTGGTGTTGATTTAGTTTTGGGTGGTGATTGGATATTAAGAAAATATACATCAGGTGCAGGATATTTGGTTCAAGAAACTACGGCAGGGCATACCTTTACGGATACACTAACTTTTATAGC